GTAAATTTTGATAATGTTGATATTGCCATATATTCTCCTTTTTATCGAAAATTAGTTTCCTAATTTTGCAATTTCTCCTGTGTTTTTGATTCTCAACGGTATGTAAATAAATTCAACTGATTTGATTGGCTCAATTGCTATGTCTACATAAAGTTCATTTCTATCTATTCTAGTAGGCGTGTTGTTTGTGTCATCACAAACTACTAGGAAGTCAAACAACGCTCTCTGACCAACAAGTTCCAACATGAATGATTCGATCGCACCTTTGATCTCATTTCTTGTTAGCTCATCGTTTGGTTCAAATATGAAAGGCTTAGCAATGGCATCTAGTTGTGTTCTTAGATACACTGCTAATCTTGAAACGTTGATTCTGTCTAGTGCTGAACTTGATGCTGTTTTTGTCAAGTTACCAAAGTTAACAATTCCTGCTCCTGAAAAGAACGTGATCGGATTAACTTTTACTTCATGCATTGAATCTCTCACTGACTCCGTTACAGATATTGTTTCAAATTCTCCTGAACTTGCATCTATGTAACCAACTGACGTAGCGTTGTCAACAATACCTCTTCTAGTTCCTGCTGGTGCGAACCATGGGAAAGCTATATTATCATTGTTTGCTATTGTTCTCAACATCATGTGTGACGGTGGAACAACAATTGATTTGCCTGTGTTGTCTGTTGTGAATCCAGATGGATAAAACACACCCAAGAAATCACTTGAACTTACTAAGCCATCTTCACCGTTGTCAAGTGCTACCGCTGAGTTGTTAGCCCAGTTTTGGATTGCAGTTGATGTACCCTCTAATCTCAATGGAGTGTCTCCAACTATAAATGATGTGTTATTTCTGTCTGTGTTCAAGTTGATCATGTTACCAATCAACTCTGGATAACCAGGTGTTGCAATAACATTGTAACCTCTCTGATCTTCTCTTATCGCTTGGTTAGTGTCAATCTCTGATTTCAGTTGCTCAACGATAACTTTTCTCTGTGCTTTTCTTCCGAAAGTTCCAGAACCGTCTGCGTTGTTGCTTGATTTAGTGACCCATCTGTCTGGGAAGTAACCACCAACAGCTTCGTTTGATGCTCTGATGTTACCTAGTCCTGCTGATCCGCTTCCTGGATACTGTGTAGTTGTAATGTAGTTGTTCTTGTATTCTTTGACATTGTAACCACTTCTTCTTGTATTCCAAAGCAAGATGCCTTGTGGGAATAAAGATGGATCTGGAGCATCCGGGTCTAAGAAACCATCGCTCAACAAGTTTTTGATAGAACTGAATGCACCAGCACCATTAGTGTCTAGTGTGTCAGCTCTGTCTGCCGTAGTATGCAATCTAGCATCTGCGAAAACAATACCATCTTCTGTGGTTTGGTCTGTTTTGTCAACAAGTTCCCACGCCGCACCAGTTGTTGTTACTGCAACTTGGTTGGCAGTGTTAGTCGAACTCAACGTTGCCGCTGTGTTGTACTTGTAAAGTTTTGGGTAGTTCTCAAGATCACTTGTGTCAATCCACAAGTCGTTAGTAACAAGTGCAGTACCATCTGACTGTGTAGCCGGTGCCGTTGCACTGAACTGTGGACCATTTGGATCTGTTGTTGCGTATGCTGTTGCATATCCAACGAAAGTAGTTCCGTTGTGTGCCATTATGTCTGCTTCATCTATAGAAGTGTCATACCATAGTGTGCCATCTGCTGGTTCACTTGTGGGCTCACTCATTGAAGCAGTGTAGCTTAATCTTTTGAAGTTTGAAGCCACAACAGCGTTGTTGGCTGATGAGTCTAATGATTCCCCAGTTGGAGCATCGTATAAATTATCAATCAATGTTGTGCTGTTTGCTGTGAATGATCCATAGCTGTGTGCAGTTGTATTACTGATACCTGCATCTGCTAATGGAGTACCTGATGTGTCCACCATTCTGAACTCGCCGCCCAGTTTATGTTTGATCTGTATTGCACCTGTGAAATCACCTGAAGTGATAACTGATGCTTCTAGGTTTGTGAAGTTTGCTGTTGAGAATGCAGTCACAAAGTCATCGGCATCACCTAGTGTAGAACCATCTCCAGAGATCATTGTAACTGTTTTCGCAGTGTCCAATGCTTCCTGGTTCTTCAATGATTCCTGTACAGAGAATGTCTCGCCTGCAGTGAAGCTTGGGAAAGTAGTCTTAGATTGGATAATCGTCTCTCCACCTTCGTATCTGAACAGTTGGAAGTCACCAACGTTATTCGTTGTGTCTGCTCCACCTAAATCATTTGCTGTCATGCTCTCTTCAGTTGTGTTGAACTGTGTGTAAAGCGTTCCTACAGTTAATCCTGTTCCACCGTTCGCCGCATCTAAGTTGAAAATAGCTGAATGGTTAGTTGCAAACAATGACGATGCCACTGTTGAGAAACTTGCACTCGCTGAGCTGTAAAGTTTTGCTATTATGTTTGCACCTGAATTTGCAGATGTTGTCTTGAACCAAACTGAACCGTTGGGTCTGTTTTCGTCTGCTGTTTTCCAAGTCGGTCTGTCCGTGTGTTTTGCTTGTAGAAACTGAGGTCCTTGGTATACACCAGTCGTGATTCCTAAACTTGCTAATAGGCCAGTGCTTTCGTTGAATCTGATAGATCCTGCTCCGCCTGTTGAGTCACCTGCAAATTGACCATTGTGGAATATCTCCAAGTTACCTGTAACACTGTTTACACTTGCAGTCACGTTAGTAACATTTGAACCAATCGCTGACGCAACGTTAGTTAGTGATGTTCCTGATACTGTGATTTCTACATCGTTCATTACCATTTTGTGTCCACTAGTTACTGTTGTTCCAGAAGCAACTGTTATGATCGGCAACGCCGCATGCCAGGCACTTGAACCCACGTGGTTCCATTCATTACTTGCGTTCTTTTTGTATATCTTGTTAGTAACATGAGTTGTGTTAATTGCGTAGCTTCCAACATTTCCAATGTTTTGTTTTGGAGCACCTGTTGATGTGTTTCCTACCAGGTCAGAAACTGAAGTGATTAAGATTGGAGTTATTGCTGTGAAAACTTGATTAGTTTGTGACCACTCAAATAAACCATAACTGCTTGATGCAAGGTCAAACCAGTATGTTCCATCTGCAGGTCTTGCCGTTGGTGCCGAGGCACTTCCAACTAATTCTGCTGTGTCAACATTCGCTCTTAAGACAAAAGCTCTATTGGCTACACCCAAAAATGAGTATGCCGCTTGTAGTCCCCATTCGTTCAATTCATAACCGTGTAATGAATTTCCTGAAGCGTCTGTGTAAAATTTCGGATCTCCGAAAGTCTCTGTTAATTCTCTTTGAGACGAGATCAAGTAAGCTGTGTTGGCTCCTGCAGTTGTTGTTCCTGTCGCTGTGCCGTCGCCTGCTCCGTTGTTCTTGTCCTGTGATGATGCTACTATGAATAGTGGTGTTGTACCCGCATCTGATGGTACGTAGAAACTCTCGTTTATTACTGATACTTCTACTCCTGGTGATGTTAATGCCATTTTTCGTATTCTCCTTGCAAGTTACGTATATACTAGAGTTATTTATTCAATCGTATGGTTTTTACGACATAATTTGCCGTTTTCGAGGTACCTATATAGGGAACGTAAATACACACATGCAATACGAAGATAGACCGTTGTGTAAGGAGTGTAAGTCCAAGCCCAGGGCCTATGCATATAAACGTTATGGTAGGGTATATTGGCGTAGCCACTGTGATACCTGCATTCGTAAAAAGTCAGGAAAGAAAGTTGGCGGAGTTACAGTGTTGCAAAGATCAGGATACAAGAAACACAAGAAATGTGAACTGTGTGGTTTCAGGGCACAGGACAAGGCACAACTAGATGTGTTCTTCGTGGATGGAAATCTGAGGAATACTTCTACTAATAATCTAAAAACTGTTTGCGCCAATTGCCAAAGGTTGCAAGGGGTCAGACGTCTTGGATGGCGTGTTGGTGATCTTGTTGCTGATGATTAGGCCGTCTATTTTTGTGTGTAGTTCTTCCAACGTGCCGTCGTTTGAAATTAAGTGATCGTACTCTGATTTGGCCCAAGCATACTCAGATGAATGTACATTTTTAGGTACAATGTTTCCTTCGATGTAGTCTGTAAACCAGTCAGGATCTTTTCCTCTTTTTACTAGTAAGATCGATCCACCCATTTCTCGTATTGTTTTTATCTCGTTCTCAAATCTTGTGTCTGCAATCACGGTAGGTTTCCCATTATATCTAGCCATACAACTATCTACCCATATTGCATCGTGCATACCTTGACGCATTACCTCCGTGCCAAAATATTGTAGCACCCAACGTGGTGTAACATCCTTGCCAAAGCGTTTGCTCCAGAATGCATCAGGTCGTTCTCTCCATGCTCTGCTCTCATCGGTCTTGCCTTCTAGCATTTCCCTATCCCAATTGAACATAGAACCAACTGCATCTTTTAAACTTTTTGCGAATGAATCTTTACGGAAACTGTGTTTCTGTACGAGCCTATCTGCCACTGTTCCTTTACCAGAACCTATCAATCCTACTATGCCTATTAACATAGTCTTATTATACTATCTTTTTAAACGTTTTTCAATCTCTTTGATTGCCTCTTTGACAGAATTTAGAATTGTAATACGAAGGCTTTTCTTACGCTGTTTTAGTGCAAGTAGACTCATGTTTTCCAACTGTTGGACTAATGTTTCCAACTCATCTAGCGTGAGGTCAGAATAATTTTTGTAATTGGAATTCTTCATGGCACTGTTATTTAAATGGAGTTTGAGGTTAATTAACCAATAACAAAACTGTGTGGTGTGCCACCTTCTTGGAAATTACCTATGTCGTTTTCTAGTCTTTCAATTTCCGCTTGTCCCTCGGCCTTCAAGGAATCGCCGTTAAGTGTTGTACCACCTTGTGGTCCTGCTATTGTGTTGAACTTGCCTCTCGCTTCACCTAACATAATTTTAGATACAGCAAGTGTGTAATCTCTGATCCAAGGTTTAGAATATATATCTTTGAACAGTGTTATGTCTGGTCTGAAGTTGTCTGTGTGCATGAGAACTGTTTCGTTGTCAGCTCTAGGCTTCTGTGTAATTGTTAATTTTTTAGTTGCTACATCAAAATGGAACTGTATAAAACTTCCAAACATCTTACCTACCATTTCTTGGTACGATGCAAACATATAGTAAGTTGCTAATCCACCAGTCGCACCTGCTCTCAATAGATAGGTGTTTGTATATGCCAGGTTGAATGGTTCAAATAGTGTACCGCCCTCTCCACCTTCTGATCTTGATCCGACCGTTCTTCTGTTCAAGTTCCTTACATTTATTATTTCATCTGGTAATATGTAGGTGTTCTGATCTTTCTTTAGTTCAAGGAAAGCATATGATTCTTCCACAGCGTTTGAAGATCTCTGTCTGAATTTGTTCACCGCTCTTTCCAGTGCCGTTTGATAGTGTTTTGGGTCTAATTCAACGTCAATCATCCCATCGCCGAGACTGTTTTTAACGTAATCGAAAATTTCCTGTTGTCCTGTTTGTAGTTCTGACATACTCATATTTATAGCCTTTGCCTGTGCAATAAATATGTATGATATGCCAAGATTATCTATTTTTAAGCCTGAAAAGGGCAATGACTACAAGTTCTTCGATCGTAACATTAAAGAGATGTTTGTCGTGGGTGGTACCGATCTACACCTACACAAATACCTAGGACCTTATGATCAGGGAGATACACAAAAGGACGGAGAAGCTTCTCCTAGTCAACCTAACTATGCAGGTAGTGAAGTAAACGAGACAACAATTCAGGATCTGTTGTTTTTAGAAAACAGAGATAGAAAATACTCATCTGATGTATACACTGTAAGGGGAATATACAATGTACAAGATGCAGACTTTAATTTATCGCAGTTTGGAATGTTCTTACAGAATGACACTTTGTTTTTGACTGTGCATCTGAATGACATAGTCGAACGTATTGGCAGGAAGCCCATGTCAGGCGATGTCTTGGAATTCCCTCACATGAAAGAAGATTATTCATTAGATGAAAGTATACCAATAGCACTGAAAAGATACTATGTGGTGGAAGATGTAAACAGGGCCGCAGAAGGATTTTCAGCAACATGGTGGCCACATCTTTTAAGATTAAAATTGAAAACTTTAGTTGACTCTCAAGAGTTCAGAGATGTCGTAGGCGACGCAACGACAGAAGGTTCTGTTGCAAGTTACATGTCAACATACAATAGAGAAAAAACAATTAACGATCAGGTTGTTGCACAAGCAGAAGCGGATTCACCAAAGGCCGGATTCAATTACAAACAATATTATGTTGCACCTATCGATGAAAGAGGAAACATTAGAACAGAGAATGTTAACACAGAATCACAAAGAGCTAGTAGTGATGCCACAGTAAATGCAACAATAGATACACCAGCAAGTTCACACTACGGTTTCTACCTAGACGGCGACGGTGTAGCACCAAACGGAAACCCAGCAGGTTTTGGAATATCTTTTCCAACGTCGGGTATAGACAACGGTGACTACTTCTTGAGAACTGATTTCTTACCAAATAGGTTATTCCGTTATAACGGAACCAGGTGGGTCAAGATAGAGGATTCAGTTAGAATAACTACAACAAACAACGATTCGAGAGCAAACTACAAAACAAGTTTTGTCAACAATGCAACGTCTGATACCATAAACGGATTGACGACAAAACAAAGACAATCACTTACAGATGCTCTTAAACCAAAGGCTGACAATTAAGAATGTTACATTTTTACGAAGGACAGGTTAGGAAATTTCTTACTCAATTCATTAGGATTTTGAGTAACTTTTCTGTGGAAACAGGCAAAGGCAATGACGGCCAGATTAATCTCAGAGCTGTGCCTGTGGTATACGGAGATCCAACTAGACAGGTAGCGAACATTATTAGGAACAACAGTGAAAATGCTTTGAACTATGCACCTAAGATTGCCTGTTATGTGAGAGAATTAAACTATGATAGGGAAAGAATGCAGAATCCTTATCACATCGAAAAACAACATCTAAGAGAAAGAGATGTTGACAGTGACGGAAACTACACTAACCAACTGGGTGCTGGATATACGATTGAAAAAGTTATGCCCTCGCCCTTCAGATTAGAAGTCACGGCAGACATTTTTTCTTCAAACACTGATCAAAAATTACAAATACTAGAACAAATACTGTACCTTTTCAATCCTGATTTTGAAATACAAAAATCAGACAACTACATTGACTGGACCAGTTTGAGTTATGTTGAATTACAGAACATAAGTTTCAGTAGCAGAACTATCCCGGTTGGGGCAGATACTGAGATAGATGTTGCATCCATGACATTTTCAATGCCTATATGGCTGTCACCGCCAGTTAAAGTGAAAAAACTAGGTGTAGTGCAGAAGATTATAATGAGCATATACGACGATGATGGTGGCATAGCGAAAGGATTGATTGACGGAGAACTTTCTTCAAGAAGTTTCATCACACCAAACAATTTTGGATTGTTAGTCACAGGAAATCAATTGAGATTATTAGGATCTACTGGAGTAAGTGTAACATCTGGTAGTGATGGATTCCATACAGGAGCCAAAGATCCTGGATTAGCTGATCCGTTTGAAACATTTGGCCCACCACTTAATTGGAAAATACTTTTGGACCAGTATGGTAAAGTAACCAATGGTACTTCACAGATCAGGTTAACACAACCTAATGGGAATGAAATAATTGGTACCATTGCAAACACAACTTTAGATGATACAATCTTGTTATACACCATAGACGGAGACACAATTCCGTCAAACACGCTGACTGCCGTGAAGAAAATTATTAACCCTGCAACATTTGATCCAGGAACTCCCGTTAACGGTGATAGATATCTTGTGATAAATGATGTTGGCGACAGCACAGCATCGTTCCAGAGTAGCACTTGGGGTACACTCGTAGCAAAAGTTGGCGACATAATAGAATACAACAGTAGCACAGCAAAATGGAACATTGCCTTTGACGCCTCTGATCCTGATTCAACACAGCACTATGTTACCAATCTAAACACTGGTATTCAGTACAGATGGGATGGTACTGAATGGAAAAAATCATACGAAGGTGTGTACAAACAAGGTAATTGGAGCATAGTATTGGACGGTGGATATTCCGGATACGATGCAGGTACAGACGCAACCACCCCTTGATAATTTATAAAATAACTGTTATAATAAAGCATGAAAGATAACATAATCTGTTCTGGTGCATTGTTCTACTCAACAAGTACAAAGCGATTCCTGTTCCTACAGAGAACTGACAGGAAGACTGCCGGTACATGGGGTTTGGTCGGCGGGAAGTCAAAATATCTAGAAAGTGCTTTCGAGGGACTGAAACGTGAGATACAGGAAGAGGTGGGCGACACACCCAAGTTCAAGAAAGTCATCCCATTGGAGATGTTCACATCAAATGATCAGAAGTTCTTCTTCCACACATACGTCATTGCGATCGATGGGGAATTTTTACCTAGCCTTAACGGAGAACACTCGGGTTACTGTTGGACTGCTTTTGAATGTTGGCCCAAGAACTTGCACATGGGTCTCAAGAACACATTGAACAACAAAGCCATCAAAGGCAAGTTACAGACTATACTCGATCTCATAACCTAAAAAAAAAGGCCCTATATTTCTACAAGGCCTTTTGATTCTACTAAAAAGTATGAATATTTATTAGTTGTTTGTCCTCACTGCACAATTTACCAATTTAATTCCTGCGTCAGTTGAGCTCTCTAGTGCTCTACCTATAACGTTGAAAGGTGAAATTGATTCGCCAGTTGCGGCCGCTCTCGCACAACCCTTTGTTGATGATGAAACTAGTCTTTGACCTTTAGTTACAGCACCTGTAACTCTAACTGGTGTTCTACCTGTCATAGCTACGTATGGGTGTGATTCATTGTTACCTGCCGCGGCGTTCATGGCATATGCTGGTTGATCAGATATAACACCAAAAACTTGATCAGATAAATCTGATGTTGTTTCTGTGATCTCTGCGTCACCGCCAACCATTACTACTGCACCTGCTGTCATTGGAGCGTCTGCTTCGAAACGCTCGGCAACGTCCGCATACTGAGCCGAAGTTGCTACGGCGTGTACCACGTTGGCTCTAATGTCAACTAGGTCTGCTGTACCTGTTGGTCCTTCAGTTCCACCCTCTGCTCTTCTGAAAGCAGTAAAGGCACCACCTGCGTTACCATGGATAGTTGTTCCGTCATCTGCAAATGCTTCATCCCATGCCCAAAGTAATGGCATTTCTGTTGCAGTTGACCCTTCACCTCTGTTGATCTGTAATCCTGAAACTGTAGGCATACCCGATGCCGCTGATACGTTTCTGTTTACTTCGATCACGTTGTCCTCAACCGATAGCGTTGTTGTGTTGATTATTGTCTCTGTTCCGTCTACAGTCAAGTTACCCGCAACCCTTAAGTTGTTTGTGACTACTGTTTCACCCACTGCTGTTATAGTGGCCGTTCCTGAGGACGAAATCAATAAGTTAGTTCCATTACCCTCAATCTTCTCTCCATCGTCACCAAACGTTAAACCAACGTTTGCTGGAATATTAACGTCAGTTGTCGCTGTAAGGTTGATGTCCGCACCTGAATTTACTGTCAAGTCTGTACCATTTGATTCGATCTTCTCGTTGGCATCAGTGAAATGTAAACCAACGTTAGTTGGGATAACAATGTCTGTGGTTGCCGTCAAGTTAAGCAAGTTACTAGAAGAGATAGTTAAGTCTGTACCGTTACCTTCAATCTTCTCACCTGCATCACCAAAAACTATTCCTCTGTCATTGGCCATGTGTACATCTGAAGCAGTAGCTAAATTGATTTTACCACCTGATGTGATCGTTAAGTCTGTGTTATCTGTTTCAATGTTCTCACCACCATCACCAAGACGTAGACCAACGTTAACTGGAATGTTAACATCCAAACCTGCCGCCAATGTTATGTCAGCACCTGATGTGATT